ATAATCAGAATGTTGAGTTCATGCTACCTATTACATTACACCAGCATGAACATGTATTTGTTTTAGTTTGCTTTTACTAGCGGAGTCGTTATGAATAGGCTGCGTGAGCTGTCCAGCCAAGTGATGGTGTTCTAGACCACGATAATTAAGGGGCTGTTTCGCGATAAATGCGAGAATTCCCAGGATAATGTGAGAATAACCGGGTAACAACTTGGAACTAGAGCCTCAAAACTTGGGCACTTTTGCAGCTACCCAAAATTCTATGTACTTAAGGCTTCAATTACTCGTTGTTCGGAGGAACAGATTGCTCATCAAGTCACCGAACATTTCTTCTTCGTTTTTAGGGGCTAAGTTAGCTAACTCATTTATTCTTTCTAATAAGTCCTGGTTCACTAAGGAGGTCCTAGCTAAAGCTATTGCTTCGTTGAGATATACACTATTTGAATTTTCACTCTGAGTAAGTCTCTTTAGAATACTGGTTGTACTATATGTCATATCTCTCCCAGGCAAATTAGACCATAAGCTTGTGTAGATATTTGAATAAGTTCATTAGAATAACTTGCATCACTTTTTCTCTCTCGAATCATCCATATCCGATACCTGCTGCTTCAATGCATCAATGTCACTTTGAAGTTTTTGCAACACATCACCTTCAAAATGAATTCTCAAACCCTCTAGGTTTTTGATAGCTTCTTCCTTCGCCCATTTGTTCAATAGTTTTAACTGGGCTTTAAGTAAGCGATCCTTTTCAATGTCGGATTCGCAATCGATGATGCTATTATAGATGTCAACCACGTCACCAATTATGGCTTCAAGGCGCATTCCTTTTAGTTCACATTCGTCTGAATAAATATACTCTAAAATATTATTAAAAATATCTATATCTATCTGATTTTTATTATTTAAAAATCCCCCATCGCTTTCCCCGAAGACGAGAAAGTCCAGAGATATCCTCTCTTTTAAACTTATATCAACTAAAAGTTCGTAAGGTATTCGGTTCCTGCCTCTCCAGGTAGAGATTGTTTGCTTAGCAACCCCCAATTTTGAGGCCAGGTCAGCATCTGTTTTCGTTTTATAAAACTCAGCTAATCGCTGTAGAACCTCTTCACAGGATATTTTTGAATTCATTTAATCACCAAAATGAGTTGACACATTCATAATGAAGTTATAAATTCATATTGAATTTAATAATTCAAAATGAATATCACAAGTTAATATTGCTCGATATTACTCTCAATAAGAGGAAAAAGCGATGCCGAATCAAATATTCACCCCCAGCCGCGATCTATACAACCGTGTTAGAGCAGGCTTTGTTATGCAAGGCATTTCACTATCGTCTTGGTGTAATGCACATGGAGTAAAGCAACAAAACGTTCTCCATTGCCTAGTTGGGTCTTGGGATGGTCCCAAAAGCCAAGAACTTAGGAGAAAAATCATATCGGACTCGGGCATATCTAGTGCTTCCAATGTATTTGAAAATTCATAGTGAAAGCTTAGTACGTTCAATCTGAATTCAGAAGAGGCACAAAAACAATGTTTTTGGACATCCAATTATTAACACTCAAGGGGGACTTCCAATGGCGAGGATAAGTTTGAAAAACAAGTCTCCCATTTCGATTCCACATGCCATAGAGCTGTGTATCGAATACGCGCGCCAGAAAAAGAACCTGAGCATTGACAGGGTCGCTGATGGTATGGGCTTAGCTAACAAGTGGGTGATTTATAAATGGATGGAGTCTGGCCGTCTTCCTGCAACCATGATCCGCCCATTAGAGCAGACTTGTGGTGCCGACTTTGTCACTCGCTATCTCAGCCATGCCGCACATAAGCTACTCATTGATGTGCCAACAGGTCGCAAGGTTAAACCCCTGGAGGTTAATGAGCTTCAAATTCTGTTCACTGAGAGCGTGAGTCTCCTGCTTGCTTTTTATAACGGCTCATCTGATCAGGATGACACGATGTCATCTTTAAACCGCCTCATGGAAAGCGTTGCCTGGCATCACAAAAATATCGATTCATTTCAACAACCACAGCTTGGATTTGAGGTAAATGACAATGAGTAATGACTACATCGTAAAAGCGACGAAAAAGCTACTCTCCGGTTTGAGTAGTGAGGATGCTGCCAGCGTGATTAATCAAGTGATTGAAGAAATGGATCTTCATATGCCTCAGCTTGTTCAGAATCATAGCGAGTTTGCCAATGCATATCGCCAGAAAAGACGCTCAAAGCTTGATACAGACTCGGAGCTAAGGACTTTTGTTCTCGACCTACCTTACTTGCCCCTGAGTGAGATCGTCGCAAAGTGCGAAGAACGCTTTGGTAAGAAGCGCGCCCCTAGCATAAGTGCGGTACACCGTTTCATGCAGGCCCAAAGGGTGCGTTGATATGAACTCTCACAGTCCTTCCATGAACGTTTCAGCACTCTTAAAGGCTTCACAGATTATTGAGTGTGTTCTCGGTAACTCGCTAGGGGCAACCGCTTCAGACGTGCTTGATACAACTTCAATGACTAAGAGTTCTGCTCATAGAACGATAGTTAAGATGGAAGCCTTTGGCTGGCTGCAAAAGGACTGTGAAGGAGAAATAACACGATGGTATCTCTCTGATTATGTCCTTCAGATGGCCTTTAACTGGAAGCGATATGCGCTATCGCAAAACGACGATGAGGAATTAATGAGTATGAAATTGCCATTTAAGCCGAATTCACAAGATGCCTTAAGTAAGTCGCTCTATTTGTTCCACCTGGTTTACGAGAGCGGTTTTAAAGGACGCACATTAAATGAGCTTTACAAGGCAGGAAACTGCCCGCGAAGCACTGCACAGCGCATTTTACGCACATGGGAATTACTTGGGTGGTTAAGACCAATCAAAGTTGATGGCAAGCGCGAAGTATGGTGCGCCTCATCAAAGTTAATTGAGCTTGCCAACGCCTATGAGCATCAGGTGCGCAGCAAAGTGTATCAGTTACAAGACCGTTACCAGCAGATTACAGGAGAAGTGTTTTAGTGAAAATTCCCGATTTCGGCAATTTTGAAATTCAACAATAACAATTAAAACAATAAGTTAAGGATTTTTTTAATTTTTAAAAATCCATGACGGAGGAAAAAATGACGTCAGGCTCAACTGAAAATCAAAAAGATAAGTTTGATGAAGGGATCGAAAGTGCTGTGCGCAAGCAGCACTCGATAGCTGTTCAAGACACGTTTGAAAGTAATTTAAACGGTGCTTTGACAGGAGAAAAACGCTTTGCTGCTGTAGCTCTAGGACAGGTTGTAGGCCAGCTACAGATGGCTTCCGCTGTCCAAAGCTTTGTTGGAGTGAGCAGTCTCCAAACGTTAAAGCGCATCAAAGAGGCCAAAGATTATAAAGAGTTAAAAGGTATGCAACTGCCAGATGGTCGGATCATGAAAGGCACCTGGGCTGACTTTTGTGAAGTTATCGGTGAGTCAGTGTCCAATGTGGATGAGCGTTTGAAAAACATGGAGTATTTCGGCGAGAAAGCGCTTGAGTCAATGCAGGCTATTGGCATGGGTGTCAGGGATTTAAGGCGACTCCGGCAAGTGCCACAGGAAGAGCTTACTCTGCTTATTGAAGGCGAATCACTAAAGGTAAGTGACAAAGACGAAGCCCTTGTAATTATCGAAGAGTTGGCCGCGAAGCACCGGAAAGAAAAGTCTGAACTCAACTCGAAAGTGGAAGAACTGACGCAACGTTCAGCCGCGACAGACCAGCTTTTGGAGAAGAAGAGTGATCAAATCCAGCGTCTTGAGAAAGACCTGGCTATTGCAAAGAGTGCAAATTCACCCGCAAAAGTTAAGCAGCTTGAAGAGGAAAGAAACCAGGCGTTGAGTAATGCCGTCATCGAAGCCAAATTTGGTATTTTCAAGGGATTCGCGGCATACGAAGATGCTGTGTCAGGTATTCAGGATGTCAATCACCCTTGTGATATGGACGATGCCTGTGTCTCAGCAATGCGTCAAATCGTTTCTCGCCTGATGGAAGGAAGTGCCCGAATAGGCATGGACCAAGTTGTAATTGAGTGTCTCAAGGCTGAGCTGGCAGGTGTTGATATGGAGTATCCATCATGAATATATCGCTTCCCTTCGACCAGCTTAAATACTTAGAGAATATAGCAACTGAACTCAATCAAGTAGGTCATGGAAGCCAAGGGCCGATAATCGAGCGCGCCTGCGAGTTCCTGGGCGTTTCTCAGAGCACCCTATACAAACGCCTTGCCAAGGTCGGTTGGAGCTCTCAGCGTAAGCTTAGGGGCGATTTAGGGCAATCCAAACTAACCAGAGAGCAGGTGCTTGCTGTTTCGAACCTGATTTTGCAGTCACAGCGCAACACTGGCAAGTCGCTCATGTCTGTAGAAGAGGCTATTGAGATTGCTTTTGCTAATAAACTGTTAGATGGCCGCTGCTCTAAGACTACGATGCTTCGCAAGATGGAAGAGTTCGGTTGCCACCCCAAGCAATTAGGACAAGGCGCGGTGACGCGTTCCATGCGTAGCTTACATCCCAATCATGTATGGCAGTTTGACGTGTCTGTCTGCGTTCTGTACTACCTGCGCGGTCATGATGGCTTGCGGGTTATGGAAGAATCCGAGTTTTACAAAAACAAGCCCGCAAACCTTGAGAAAATCAAGAATGAGCGTGTACTGCGATATCTCGTGACTGACCATTACTCCGGCGCTTTTCATCTTGGATACGTGATGTCTCCTGGGGAAAGTGTTGAAGCCATTACACAGTTCTTAATTGATGCGTTCTCCAAGCGTTCTGACAATGAATTGGTGCATGGTGTGCCTTACATTCTCATTTGGGATGCTGGCTCCGCGAACATGGCTGCAATGACAAAGCGCCTGCTAGACAAGTTACAGGTTGAACATATTGCACATACGCCTGGAAAGCCCTGGGCTAAGGGGCAAGTGGAAAGTATGCATAATGTTATCGAGAAGAAATTCGAGTCTCGACTCGCATTCACACGCATTACGACGATAGAAGAATTGAATGGTATGGCAACTGCCTGGTCAGTTAGTTTCCAAAGCCAGGCTATTCATTCCCGGCATGGCAAAACGCGTTATGGGTTGTATCAAACTATCCGCAAAGAACAGCTCAGAATAGCGCCTGATATTGAGGTTATGAAGAATTTTGTCCAATCAGACCGCGTTGAGAGAACAGTTAAGTCTAACGACTTAAGCATCACCTTTGTTCCTGCCAAAAAATACGGCTCATTGAGCTACAAGCTCGACCATCTTGGTGTAGCAGCGGGGCAAAAGGTGCTGGTTAGCGCGAACCTCTACCGTTGTCCGGCTATAGACGTTGAAATCATTGATTCTTATGGGGAATTAATAATCTACCTCGTTGAGCCTGTTAAGCGCGATGAGGCGGGCTTTGATATCCAAGCCCCTGTTTATGGTGCTCAACACAAAGCGATGGCGCTGACAACTCCACAGAAAAACAAAAAAGAAATGGATCACGCCGCATGGGGTACATCCGATCCGTTAGCTATAAAGCAAAAACGCAAAAATACTGCTGATTCTGTGGCGTTTGGTGGAGCCGTTGACCCGATGGCAGATGTGCATCAACGCAAACTGCCAAGCTTCATGAAAAGAAGCGGTACACCGCTTCAAGTCGAGGGCGTTCGGGAGCCTCAGGAGTATTTGTCAGAAATCAAAGCCTGGAAAATTCTATCTGAAGAAACGGGTTTAAAAGGCAACTCACTAACACCGATTAAACAAGCATTAAAACAAACCTTTCCTGAGGGGGTGACGCGCAAAAATATTGAAGAATTCTTAGCCAACAACGGAGGCGCAAATGCTTTTACTCAAACAGCGTCTGTATGAATCAGGGTATACCGCAAGTGATTTGGCTTTTCACTGTAGTTTCAATCAACCAGTTGTTTCCAACGCATTAAATCATGCTCGGATACCAGTTAGAAGACGAATGCAGTTTATTGATGAGGTAGAAAATTTCTTGAAAAAGCATGACATCGAAAGTGAGGGTGCCTGGTCGGAAACCCAACCCGACCAGGCAGTCTCCAAACCTAACCCAGAAGCAGAACCTTATTTGGAGACCGAAATGCTAACACAAGCGAGTCTAAAACATTTTAAATTATTTAGAAACCCATTCTTAAACGACGTTCGTGAAGCGAAAGACGTTTACCTTGGTGATGATAGCCGCTACCTCTTAGCTGCAATGCGCGATGCGGCTAGGAATCAAGGTATCCTCGCGCTTGTTGGTGATTCCGGTGCTGGTAAGAGTATTCTGCGAAAGCAACTGCTAGAAGACTTACTGCTAGACGGTGACGTGTCAGTCATCCAGCCCCGAATTATAGATAAATCTGTCGCGACTTGTGCAGGGTTATGCGATGCGATTATTGATGATCTCAGCGACGCTAAGCCTAAACGCTCAATGGAAGCCAAAGCTCGTCAGGTTGAAGACTTGCTCTTGTCGGCTGCAAAAGGTGGACAACGTCACGTTTTAATCATCGAAGAAGCACATGATTTAACGATACCCGTTCTCAAATTTCTAAAGCGATTCTGGGAACTTGAAGATGGCTTTTCAAAGCTTTTGGGGATCATTCTCATTGGGCAAACCGAGTTGGCGGCCAAGTTAAATGAGCGAAAAAACTACCAGTTACGTGAGTTTACACGCCGCTGCATGATTGAACAGGTGCCAACACTGGAACACGATCTTGAAGATTACCTTTCACACAAGTTCACCCGAGCAGGAGGACAGCTAACCAACGTATTCAACTCAGACTGTTATGAAGTCATCCATCAGAAGCTAGGCCGAAAGAGTAACGGTTTCAGCATGTTATATCCGCAAATTATCAATAATTTGTCATCACGGGCAATGAACCTTGCACAACAAATAGGCGAACCGCTCGTTACACCAGACATTATTCGGGAGTGTTAATCATGAAATTAGAAGACGTTAAAAGTATGCAAGTTAGGCCAGTTCTAGCAGCACTTGAAGATGAGTTTTCAGAACTCCGAGATGCGAGTTCTGTTCTGGAATCTTACGCACAACTTTGCGCCCGTGTTGAGGAGCAGACAACTTCACTACACCAGGTGAGTAACTTCTTAATGATGGTTTTCCAAACACAAACAAAGCTGCTAGACACGATTGAACGCAAGTTGGAAAACGTTCGCAAGCAGCCCAATGGACATTAGGAGGTTCGCGTTGAGATAGATTAGCTAAACCTTTCAAATTAAGTAGTTAAGTTTAAATCAGAGGAAATATTATGGATCTTATCACTAAAGAAGAAACGCAAGTTGCAACACAAAATGGCCTGACTGAACAACAGTATTTGGCAATGAGAAACAAATTCGTCATCAAGACAAAGAAAGCATGGATGAAACATGTCGAAATTACGCCAGAAGACCTCAGTGTCATGCGTTCACTGGGAGTTGACCTAGAGTCATTCAAATCTGGGAAGTTAGTTACACTTGCAACCAACGTTATTAATCTTGCTTAGGAGAACCGTCGTGTTAGAAATTAAAATCAAAAATTACGAGGCAGCTTTAAAAGCGTATTTCGAGTTGAAAGATGAAATTGCGAAAATTTTTAGAACGGATTTACCAAAGGCAAAAGGGCAAGCTATTTCAGCTGCTAACGGAGCAATTTCTATAAAAAGCCAAATCATGAACTGCACAGATATTGAAGAGATAAACTCTCTCAATGCAAGAGTAAAACAGAACAACGAATTGGCAGAAGTCGCGCGACAACTAGAACGCAACCTAAAAGCCAGACTCGAAAACTTGAGAAGAGAAGAGTCAAAGGTAAACTCGGATTTAAGGCGAGCCCAAGCGGAAATGTGGCATGAGAAAGCAAATCAGATACTGGCCGACACTGTTTTTCCGCCTGAGATATTAAATAACCTTGCCAGAGTTATTGCAGCCAGAACCATTGCAGACCGTGGACTAACGTCACATTCTTATTCGAATGTATTACGGAATCATCTCGGGAAAATTGAAGAGGATGAGTTGGAAACAGTTAAGGATTCTTTGTGGGAGGAAATGGGGATAGAACGACACAACTTTTCACTCTATTAAATTAGCAATTACAAAAGCTGTTTTGTGATTTTAGTACAGAGAATTTCGTTAAATGGGTACTTTCAGGTAAAAAAGCCGTAAAAAGTGCCCGTTTTTTGTTTAAAACGCCCCAAAATGTGGGCCGATTGAAAATGCAATTATCGCGGTCCGAACCCTAAATTATCGCGCGCCGCAACATGATGGATGTTTACCAATCTCTTTCCCAAGAATTCAGTGCATATCAATCTAGCCAGTCACTAAACTGTGTTGAGAAATGTGGTGCATGTTGCAATAACCCCGACATTGAAGTGTCGCCATTGGAGA